TTCGAGCCGTCGCCGAACGTCGTCGGGGATGTCGTCGACCGGAATCCGTTCCTCGTCGCCGTCGACGATTCGGGTTCCCCCCCGTTCGTCGCCCCGGTCGATGAGCTTGAACTCCCGGCCCCGGACCCCTTCGAGTTCGTCCCGGTAGTTCGGGACTTCGGTGAACGCGAAGTCGGCGCCGTCGTCCGTCAGGTCGAAAACCCCCTCGCCGTCGACGATGGACTCCTTCAGCAGCCGGAGTGGGGCCTGTCCCGCCACGGTTTTCGTGGGCCCGTTCGGGTGGTAGATGACGAGTGGGACGGCGACGAGGTCATCGCGTCGCTGCCGAACCCGTCTGACTCCGAGGAAGCCACCGACGTCCTCGACCGGACGATGGCCGTCGTCCCGGCCGATGACGACGCCCGGGACGTCAAGTCCAACTGGAAGGCACCGTTCCGCGCCGGCGTCGATGCCCCGGTGAACACGCGGGCGCTCGTCGCGATCGATGGGGCGCTCTCGGGCGCTCGGGGCGGCTTCGACGGCCTCTCCGAAGAGACTGAGTCGGCGCTATCCGAGTGGACGCAATCGCTGCTTGAGGCGGCGCGGGACGACAGCTACGGCGCGACCGACGCCGAGGCGGCGCAGTCGGCAACGGCGACCGCTTCCCCAGCGGCCGATGACGGCACCGGGCCCGAGGATGCTGGGCGCACTGACACGGACGCGAACACCACTGTAGATTCCAATCACGATTGTGAACGCGGTGCAGCAGCTGCATCGCGGGAGCCAGACATGGGAGACGACGACAACACCACTGACCCGGACGTGACCGAGCTCAAGGCTCGGCTGTCCGAAAAGACCGATCGCATCGACGACCTGGAGGCCGAGCTGTCGGAGCTCCGGGACGAGAACGAGACGCTGGAAGCACGCGCTGCGGCCGTCGACGAGGCCGAAAGCGCGTTCGCGGCGGCGCTCGCCGAGCACGTCCCGCGTGACGCGGAGGCGCTGCAGGCGGACCTGTCGCTGAGCCAGCTGCGTGAGTGGCTCGAGGACATCGACGAGGCGAGCGTTGAAGACGCCGCGGCCGCCGAGGCCGACGTCCGCTCCGGCGCGGGGACGGAGACAGCCACGCTCTCGGAGTCCGATCGCGAGCGCAAGCAGGAGCTCGAAGCGAAGCTCTCCGAGCTCAACGACAAGGAGGGCATGCTCGCCGAGAAGGAGCGCGACCGCCTCGAAGCTGAACTCGCCGACCTGACTGGAGGTGGCGCATGAGTCTCAAGCCCGGGCAGAGCCACAAGGGCGACGCCCAGCATACCGAGACGCGGATCGCTGCCGAATCGCTGGAGTCCGGTGCCGCCGTCGCACTCGACGCGAATGACGAACTCGTCGCCGCTGACGACACGAACGACACGACCGTCTACGGCGTCGCCGGCTACTATCCGGATGGGATCGAGGCCGGCGATGACGTGCTCGTCACCTACTCCGGGCCGGTCGTCGCCGACGTCGCTGCCGGCGTCGGTGGCGGCGTCGTACTCGGCGCGTCGGCGACCGAGGGCCAGCTCGCCGCTGGCTCCTCGGCGAAGGGGATCATGACGATGTACGCGGAGGGGGCTGCGCCGAACGGCATCCCCGACGTCCCCGGCGGGTACGCGCACGTCGACGTCTGAACTGACCACACACCACCACTAGCAGATCACACGAGGACTTTTAGATGGCACTTCCTGACATCGAGCAGATTGTCGACCCGCAGACCGTCCGTGAGGCGGCTGCGGATCGGATCGAAGCACAGACCGTCGTCCGTGAGTTCTACCAGGAGCCGCCGGGCGGGATCCCGGATGGCGCGGGCAAATCCTACCAGATCCCGGTGCCCGCCGAGGAACTCGGCGAGCCCGAAGAAGTCGAGCCTGGCGCGGACACGACCTACGACCGCGAAGAGTACGGTCGCCCCGAAGTCGTCCGGCAGATCTTCAAGAAGGGGTCGAAGATCCCTGAGGAGGACATCAACGACAACATCTTCGATCTCCTGCAGGATCACCTGGACGGCCACGCGAAGAACATGTCCAAGCGCCTCGACCGGGCCGCGTTCGCGGTCCTCAACGCCGCCGCCCCGGCGGCGAATGCCGTGGGCGACGACGACGGCACGCTGTCGTTCACCGACATCAACGCCGGCGTGACTGAACTCGCCCAGCGCGGCGACGACGGCTTCACCGCCGACATGGCGCTCGTCGGCCCCAGCGGCAAGGAGGCGCTGATCAACTATCTCGCCGAGCGCGGTACCGACCTCGGTGACGAGGCCGTCCAGAATGGCGAGCTCGGCGAGTTCGCCGGTATCCGGTTCATGTTCTCGAACAACGTCACCGTCGGCGCCAACGAGGCGATCGTCGTCGACACCGACGAGTTCGGGTACGAAGGCGAGTGGCAGCCCGTCGACACGGACCAGACCACCGATTTCGACGCCGACGCGATCAAGATGAAGATCAAGGCGGCGTACGGCTGGACCGAGAAGTTCGGAGATGCGGCTGTGAGAGTCCAGGGCTGATCGCCCATGCCTGAAGACGCCCAGCGGCTCCACATCGCTGACACCGAGCGAACCGATCCGGACTTCTCCGGGGCGTTGTCGTTCGGTGCGCATCCCGATGGTGACCTCGCGTTCGAGGACGGCGTTGCGATGGCGTCGGTCGACGTCGCCGAGGCGATCGCCGACCAGTATCCGAATATCGAACTCGGCGGGAGCGTCGCGACAGCCGACGTCAACGGCGTTAGTGGGAACGAGTCCACAGCGGAGGCCGGCGATGAGGCGGGGCCGCCGTTCGCCCCGAGTGAGTACTCCGTCGACGATCTCCGTGACAAGCTCGACGCCAGCGACTACGGCGTCGACGCGCTGGAGGCGCTCCGCACGGCGGAGACGACGGGTGACAACCGCACGACCGCCCTCGAGGCGATCAGCGACGCACTCGACGCTGTGGAGGGGTGACTGAGTCATGGCCTACGACGCCGAATCGGACCTCAAGTACATCGAGGGCCTCGACGACATCCCGCTGACGGGGCCCGATCTGTGGGCGGACGACACCGCCGCCAAACTCGATAAGGCCGAGACCGCCGAGGCGAAGCTCGAAGCCGACGTCAACGACGGCCAGCCCATCGACGAGGCGACGCCACTGCACGCGAACGCCGCGAACGCTTACGCATCGTACCTGCTTTTCATCGGTCCTGAGCATCCCGAAGACGCACTCTCGGGGCAGATGTACGGCGGCGCTGGCGACGACACGATGGAGTTCGCCACCGAGGTCCACGATGTCTACCGCTCGCTGCGCTCAAGCATCGAGACCTCCGACGCCGACGAAAGCAGCGACGACACCAACGTCATCTACTCGGCGTGAGGTGAACTCGTGCGCATCGACGGCTTCGACGAGGCGGCCGATGAGTTCGTCGACTTTGCGGAGGGGCTTCGCGACGTCGCTGACAACATCGATGGTGCAGTCGACGAGGGCGTCAAGACAACCGCTTTCCAGATCGAAGGGACAGCCAAGCGGAAGGTCTCTGTCGACACCGGTGCGCTCCGGGCAAGCATCGAGGCCCGCCGGTTGGACATCGGCGCATGGGTCGTCGGCGCGAAGACCGAGTATGCCGCCGCGGTGGAACTCGGAACGGCGCCGCACGTCATCACCCCAGACGATGCCGATGCCCTCGCGTTCGAGGGCCAGGACGGAGCGCTCATCTTCCGGCAGCGCGTCGAACACCCCGGCACGCCGGCGCAGCCATACCTCGGACCAGCATTCCGCGCCCACGAGTCCGACCTGACGCAGAACATCAGCGATGAGATCGAGCAGCTGTTCGCGAGGTTTTTGTAACCAATATGACGCCACAGGAGGTCCTCGACGCGATCGTCCGTGCCCTCGAGCAGTCGCCGGGCTTCGATGGGGGCAGCTACGCAACAGAGGAGCTAGATCCCTCGGGCGCGGGCAACCGCTACGAGCAGCCGATCGTGACGCTGCAACCCACGTCGACAGTCCGCGCGGACCAGTGGAACACTGACCGCGTCGGCTACACGACTGACGACCAGGGCAACCGGACGGGCGAGATCTACGAAGCGACGTTCGATCCGATGGACGTCCAGGCCGACATCTGGGTCGCCGCCGGGAACACGCAGCTCGATGCGACGGCGCTCGGCGGCGATTTCAAGCGAGCGCTGTACCGGCACGACTCGCAAGGGCCCGAGAAGCCCTTCCCAGACGGCGATGGTGGCACCGTCGACGATCTCAAGGAGTTCTTGATCGGCGAGGGGCGTCGCCAGGACGACCTCGCCGGGCCGGGCGTCCGGCGCTGGCGGCACGATTTGACCGTCGCGTTCACGATGCGCGTCACGACTGACGCCGAGTACGTCGAGGTCGTCGGCACGCCGACGAGTGGTACTGGCACGGGCGACTCCGAGGATGGCGTCGCCATCGAACTGACCGTTTCTTAACAACACGTACATGACAACGTATGGGAATCCGTCTCGGATCTCCGTGGACGTCGAGGGCGGCGGCATCGGGGCGCTGAACCTCGATACGGCCCAGAAGGTCGTCCTCTTCGGTGCCGGCGATCCGAGTAGTGGTAGCGCACAGACAAACGATCCGACGGAGGTGTCGGGGCCGGGCGAACTCGAATCGACGTTCGGGGCTGACACCGACATCGTCGAGCTCTTCCGCGGCGCGGCGGCGAATGGCGTCGCCTACTCGATGCTGTACGGCGTGATGCCCGCGATGCAGTCGGTCTCCGCCGAAGCGATCGCCGGCGACTCAGGCACGCTCGGCAACACCCCGATCATCGAGGACGCCGCCGAGGTGACCGTCCAGAACACGACCGCCGGCCAAGAGGCCACGCCCGTGTGGCGATACGAGTCGCCGCCGGAGACGG